GCGCTGCCGTTGCTTTAAGCAGCGTAGTGCCGCCGGGCACAGTGACGCCGCCAGCAGCTGGCGCGAATACAATGCCATTGGTATGATCTGCGGTGATTATGGTTGTGGGGCTGACCTGCGCCGCGCCATTTACAGACAATACCCAATTGCCCTGCATGTCAGTTGTGCTGGGCGTAGCCGCGATAACGCGAACTGTAGTCGTAGCAACGGCACGTTCAGTTGAGCCGTCATAGCCGTTGAAGTTGTAGGAACCCATTGAGTCGTTAGAAGCCACGATAAGAGGCGAGGCAGCCGTACCGCGAAATTTACGCACGCGAACCAATGATCCACTGGCGGAACTGACGTATGACGCGGCATCCATCAACGCTAATGCGCCTATAGAAGAAACGTTGAGAATAACGTTAGCCCCGGTGCCGGTGAAGTTAGCGTTGGCTGCTTTATCAACCTTGAACACACTGGTTCCTGCAATCTGCAGGTCCATAAGCAGTGACGATGCGTTCGACGCCGTATCGGTGACGTTCATCTTGATGGCTGTGAACACGGTTGCGCCGCTGTTCCACGTGTCAGCCATGTTGAAGATTGATTGAGTGGCCATTACTGCCTCGCTATCACAAGCGACCCGTCACTGGTCGCAATGTATGACCCGTCGCGGGTGATGATTTCCTTTTGCTGCGTGATCGGCGCGCCGGCAGCCCGCGACCTTGCCCTGTCCCTGCCCCGCAGCACCTAGAAGCCCTCGCCAGGAATAACGTGAAGCGAGGATGTCAGCGCATCCGTCGCGTAAGCGATGTGCGTGTGATCCTGCGGCTTGCTGATGCTCACCTGCGAGAGAGGCAAAAGGATATAATCCGCTGAGGTTGTCGTCACAGTCGAAAGACCAGTACGTAGGTAGATGTTGGCTGCACCCGTGTTCGTCACCACCAGCGACTTTGAACCAAGGCCAACCGCTGTGGCGGCTGACGTGGTTGTCACGCTCGCAATCAGGATGGCGGACCCGTAGGCCGGAGCAAATGTCTGGTCAATCATGTGTTACCCCTTGGAGCCAGCTCTGATATTTCGGATGCTCAAGCGCAACCAGCCGCGCCAGTTCATCTGGCGTCATAGGAATGTGCCCGACCAGCATGTTGCGCAGCGATGCAAACTCCAGAAGCAGCCGCGCCTTAAGTTCGGTATAGTCCTCGTCGGGACGCGCTTCCGCCATCACCTCGGCCGGCGGATCGCCATCCACGACCGGCGGGGCTTCCAGTTCAGCAATTCGCTTTCGCAGCGCTTCGATCTCGGCATCGCGCGCGTCAACGAACGGCACAGCATCGGCCAGCTTGCCGCTTGTGACTGTGTCCCAATGCTCTTGATAAGCATCGACAGGGGCGTGTTCGGGCTCTGGCGCTGCTTCCTGCACAGGATCGGGGATAGGATCAGCAACTGGTTCTCGCTGAACCGCAAGCCTCGCCAGATCATGCGCCAGGCTGATCGGATCCGCCCGCGTGCCGGCGTGGCTTTGGCCCTTGTAGCTTCCGGCCACAAGCCAGTAAGCGCCATTGTCCTCGACGCGGACATTGTCCCAGCCCGCAAGGATCGTCTGAACCTGCTCGATCATGATGCCATCAACCCCAAGTTTTTCAGCGCTCTGACAACATCGCTGAGACGGTATGCGGTAGCACCCACGCCACCCGTAAACGTGCTGGCGTCATTGACGGCCGTTCCGGCGCCCGCCGTGAACCCGGTTGCCGTTCCGGTCGTCGCCTGCTGAATGACCGGCGTTGCATTGTAGAAGCCCAGCTTCTGGCCCGTGGCCGTGCCAATCTTCGTGCCGGTCGTTGTGTTTATGACAACGTTACCGGCGTCCGCGATCGTCAGGCCGCCAAAGGTCGGGGTGTCTGCCGTCCCAAGGCCCAGCGATGTAGCTTGTGCAGCCGCTGTTGCGCCCGCAGCCAGCGTCCTCCCCGCTGCCGTGAAGGAAGCAGTCGTGAACGTGTCCACTCCGTTGGAGTAAACCAGCTGGTCCGCTGCCGTCGTCACAGCCGAGATACCAGCTAGCGTCTGATCCAGCGTCAGCGTCGGGTTGCCTGCAATGCCGTTACCGTTGGTCACTGTCAGGCCCGTGGAGCCCGTCACCGCCCGGGGAGTTGCCGAGATATCAAGCAGATACCAGGTCGATGCGAGCGAGTTGTATTTGAAGCGAAGTGCGCCGGCGGCCGTAATGAAGCCGGGCGATCCCGCTATGGTCGCGCCGTTCCCTGAAAGCGTCAGGGCCGTTACGATCTGCGTCGAGTAGATCAGGATTTCCTGATTGTCCGTCAGGCTGGCCAGCGGCGGGAATGTGATCGTGCCCGTCGCATAGGTAGCGAGCGGCGACATGATCAGCCACTGGTTATTCGACGTCGATACCAGCGTGACCGTGAACCCGGTTGCTACCGGCGCCGCGTACTGCACCACGAATTGAGCCTGCCCCGTCAGCGTCGGGAAGGTCAGCGCGCTCTGCATGTAAGCCTGAAGCGTCGTCAGACTGGTCTTGCGCGTGTCGCTGTTGTTCGTGCGCCAGATCGGAAGCAGGTCGCCCGCAGTGAGCGTGTCGGCCGATGATAGCTGGTTAATGTCCGTCATGGATCAGCTCTCGAAATCAAGCGTTGCGTCAGGCCCGACCGTTAAACCACGTTCCTCTTGGATCAGGAACGGATCGCCCGTAATACGCCAGTATTTATTCCCCGCGCCGGCCGGGATGGCGTTGGCATCGTTGAGCATCTCGGGAACTGTCGAGCGGCGCGACAGAAGCGCCATGTATGCGCTGCGAGCGGAAGCCTTGGTATCCGGAGAGACGGTCTTGCCCAGCATCGGCGCAATGCGAATGGCGAGGTTGCCAACGATGGCTTCGATCGCCTCATCGGTGACGTTGCTGTCCTGATCCAGATCAGATCCGGACGGGCTATCGGCCAGCGGATAGCCAAGGCGCAGGCCCCGGCTGTTCCATGTCGCCATCATGTTATCGAGGCGGCGCAGCCCGGCCTGAAGCTGCTCCGGCTGTAGGTCGAAAGCATAGGACGCAAGACCGACTTCCTCAAAGGCGTTCGTCACGATCTCGCGCTTTGTCCAGCTCACGGGGTGGCCTCCGGAGGCGCATCCGGTGCGGGTTCAGCCACTGGTTCAGCTGCAGGTTCAGCAGCCTTGGCAGCCTCAAAGGCATCCAGCGCTTCGCGGGCGACAATGGCGTCAATGATCTTCGCCGCGAGCGTCTTGTCGCTCCAGCGCTTATCCACCGCCAGGCCTATCTCAGCTGCCTTGGCGAGCATCTCGTCGCGGGTTGGCGGGGCTTCGTCGGCGAAGGTCTGGCCCTCGTCCGCCACGGCCACAACGCGGACGGGCTCGGCGGGCTTCAGGAAGGCATCGATCGCTTCCAGCATGGTCGCGGACCAGCCATCGCCGATCGCCTTGTCGTAAGCGTCCTGCGTGTAGACGCCCAGTGAATTGTAGGTTGTGCCCAACGAGCCCGCGTAGGGGCCGGGGCAGCGGTAAACGAGGGTCGGAAGGTCGGTCACTCTTCTCTCCGTAAACTAGTTGCCCCGGCTTTTTAAGGCCGGGGCTGTTAGTCCTAAGCGATGCGGTACGTGACGAACGTGTTGGCCGCGCTCTTCCGGGTCCGCCAGCGAGCGGAGTTGCCGTAAATGCCGCCAGTCGCCACGTTCGACGACTGCACGATCGGGTTGCCCACGATGGTGTGAGTTGCACCAGCCGTCAGCGTGATCGTATCAAGCGCTGCCGCCGACAGGTTGATCAGCGACCAGTCGAAGTACTCGTTGACGTCCCACGTAGCCGCGGCATCCAGCAAGGTGCCGGTCGGAAGCGTGTAGGCCTGCGTGGCGCCGGCCGCGTGCGTGCCGGTGATGATCTGCGTGAGCAGTTCCGTCGCCGTCAGCGTCACAGCCGTGGTCTTGGCCGTTTCAGCAGGCTGCGAGCCGTTGTTGACGCGCAGCTGCTTGACGGTCGGGGCCGTGCCGACTTCGTAATACACAGGCAGGCCACCGCCGGCATCGATGACCAGCGTGGCGCCACCCGTGAAGGTGCCGAACACGGTCTGGCCGTTGATAACGGTGCCTTGCAGCGACGTG